AGCAGAATCAGAGTTATTGATTACTGATGTTATAGGATTATTTGAAAAGGGTGGATTAAATAGACAGGAAGTTAGAAAGTATCTTGATAAGAATACTAATATTGATATTGATCCAGCAGATAAAGCAGAAACACCACCAATTACATCAGTATCGTTCCAATCTGTTGTAGCATATTGAACAGAGTATGAAACAACATCTACACCGTCACCTGTATTGTCTGCATCACCTGTATCGTTTGTCTTTGGATAACCTGTGAAATATGATTTAAGTGAAGAAGCTATAGGGTTTGCTGCTCCGTCTGTAAAGTCAGAATAGTCATCTGTTTCTGCTCTTGGTTCATTTGTACTACCCATCTCAAACTTTGAATCAGACATACTAAAGTCTTCATTAGCAGCAGGTGTTTCTCCTGCACCTTGTATAGCATAATAAATCTCACCATCATCAGTTACTAGATTATGTGAATATCCAAACTCTTTAACTATATCTACAGTACCTCTAGGAGTAACTTCTGGGAAACCTAAAACTCTAATAACATTATCATTCTTTGGATTAATTTTCTTATGTCTGTTAACATACTGATAACCTGTATCAATAAACTTTGCCATTGATTCTTCCTTCATGGCTTGAACGGTAGCATTAATCGTACCATCAATATTCTTCTCCCAAGATTTCGGGATTTGTAAGAATTTACTCATTATTGTTACCTACAAGTCTGTACCTAAAGGAAGTTATTAGATAGTAACCTCAAATACTACAGGACTTCCTCTAAGTGGTATAGAGCGTCTTATCTTAGGGGCATATTCTAAGATCACTCTTCCTGATTCTTTCTTTCCTAGTGATGTAGGACAGAATTTTACTTTAACATCTTCATCTTTTGGTATGCATTTTACTCCAATAGGATAATCGAATGGATTCTTAACACTAAATTCTACAATACTCTTAGTACCTACTTCGGTTTTAGGTAATCTAATGGCTTCTTCATATTTCTCGTTAAGTAATATTATTTCAGTCATCCCTTTCCATATCCTCATATAACTTTTTGAGAAGTTTTAACTTAGCTGCTTCTACTGAATCTGGACTTGCTTCCTCTTTAATCCTTCCTCTAGGATTAGGTATCTTCTCTGCTATTATACTAATTAATCTTTCTAATGATTCTCTTGGTATCTGTACCACGTTTGGATCAGGTTGTGATGGTTGTTCAGGTGGTTGTTGCTGTGGTTGCATATCATTTGTCGGGGTTACTGAAGTAATTGGTGGTGTTTCTGCTTTATCTGCTGGATCAATATCAATATTAGTATTCTTATCAAGATACTTTCTAACTTCCTGTCTATTTAATCCACCCTTTTCAAATAATCCTATAACATCAGTAATCAATAACTCTGATTCTGCTTTGGAATCCTATAATAATGTCTTCCTTCTCTGGGTTCTTACCTTTTATCTTTAGATATGGATCTACTAATAACTGTTTAATCTGTAATCCGTATCTATGTTGAATACGTTTAATCTTTAATCTAATAATATCTGCTGAAGATTCAGAAGACGCTCTAGCAGTAAATCCTGCTGTGAATATCTGGGAAGCAAATTGAGAACCTGCTTCTATTATATCCTTTTCTAAATGGTCTATATACTTATCATATTTTGATTGTGGATTAACTTCAAATATCTTTACATCAAATTCCTTATCAGTAAGTATCTTAGTTCCTGGTTGCGCTCTTTTAAAGTCCTGTTCTTTATCTTTAATCCATTGTTCACCTGCATCCTTAAAGTTGATAATTGCTATAGGGCTTGCATAGCTTTGAAATATCTTAACCATAGCTTTCTCTACTTTCCACATCTCTTCTATCGCTGATTGTTCCTCTCTGTTACCTACTATCTTTGGAGTTATAATAGATTGGAACATTGATCTTCCCCAAACTTCATGTCTTCTATTTGTAAATTTAAAGTGAGCTAATCGTTTAGGATTAATAGTAATATCCTTGTTATTTACATGTTGAATATACTTTGTAATCTTACCTCTCTTAGTTCTTTCTACTGACTTCATGGTAGCAATATCTACTTCATCTATATCTGCCATCATATCGAACTTCTCGAATATTAGATTACCTGCTATAACGTATGAATGAGAACCATCTTCTATCTTCTCTTCAAACCTAATATCTTCAAACCACTTCTTAATCATGTTAACTGTTTTCTCATTCTTTCCTGATACAATTAATCCAGCTCCTAAGATCAACTGAACATAAGTATCTGAAGCTAAGTATAATCTTGAATCATGATCATTAAGATAAAACATCTTAGAGAATGTAATTTCAGGTTTAAGACCTTCTGCCCAACTGTCTGTATTTAACTCTGTTTTAACCCCTTCCTCAACTACTACTAGAGCTGGTGGTTGCGGAATGGCTTCTATAATATTATCTTTAAAGATTCCCATTAAACTTATTTGGCGTCATTTGATTGTAAGAAGTATCTATCTGAACCTTATCTTAGCAGAAGCATTACGTCCAACTGCTACTAAGCGTTCTGCATTTGATGAGTGAACTAACTCTATTTCTACTTCACCTATAAAGTTAAAATCAAATTCCCCAATGTTAACTAAGAACTTCCAAGTTCCAGAGGCAGCAGTAACAGCAGTTACTCTAGTGTCCTCACTGAAAACTCTTCCTCTTTTATCATAAAGTCTAATAGCCATATCTGCTGTATAATTAGTAAAATCAAATACATCAGTCATAAGTTCATCCTGATATATAGTTCCTGTTAAAGCGTTGCCTGCTGTATCTGTATATTGCTGTCTAGGCCATACTTCCTGATCAACGTTTAAATACAACTGAACCATAACCTTTATTAAACACATAGTATGATAAGAAGTATGACAGTCAAAGAAGAAGCAGAAGATGTAGGTATTGATATAACTAAAGATAGCTGGCAAGGTCAATATGCTACATACTGTTTAGGTAAATCTGAAAAAGAAACAGCAGTAAAGTTTGATGGCGCAAAACCAAGAACAGACTTACTACCCGTAGTACCATTATTAAAAACAGCAAGTGTCTTTGGATATGGAGCGAAGAAGTATAATGATTATAATTATGCTAAAGGTGACGGATTAAAATGGAGCAGACTTTACGGAGCAACACTAAGACACATGTTCGCATGGTGGCAAGGTGAAGACATGGACGAATCAGGACACAACCACTTGTATCATGCTATATGTGAACTCCTTATGTTAGCTCATTTGCAGGAATTGGGCAAGACTAAAGGGGATGACAGAATTGGTTAATGGTAAAGGTAAGATACTTGGTAAGGCGTTCTTCTCTAGTGGTACAGGAGCGCCTATATCTTATGGACTTAACATATTAATTATCCCACCTTTATTGTGGTTATTTGCAGAGAACGTCATGCTTGCTGCGTTAGTTATTACATTACCATTCTTCTTCGTATCTGTATTTAGAATGTTCCTAATAGATTATATCTTTAAGAAATATAAGATTGATATATCTCCACAAACATTAATACGTACTATGTTTATGTGGTTAAGATAATGTTAGCTATGCATACTCCTTCTTGTTTATGGAAGGATGGAATGATTCTATCTAAGACATTAGACTATCATGATAAACGCGGATGGTTAGATTACTTTAGAGTGCCTGCATATCTACCCCCAGAACCTATATCTGTTTTATGTAATGAAGATGAAAAGATGAGAGTTTTGATTAAACAAGAACATCCTATGAAGATAGTAACTGTTGGTCAGTTTAAGTGTATTCTAATTGATCTAACATTTCGTCTTCCGTAATAATACTAACATAGCCACCACCTGTTTTACGCAACCATAAATTACCTTGAAACGCATCACCTAAGTCATAAGGATTACCATCAGTCTTCTTTGGTTGTCCGTTCTTTCCATACTTGATTGTCATCAACTGTTGCTTTAACTTTAAGTATCTAGGATGTATCTTTACATTCCCTTTCCTTACTTGTTTAGCTCCATGTTTAGTCATCTCTCTACCTACCTCTTTGTTTGATATTCCTGTTGTACTTAACATAAGAACATCTCTCATGTCCTTGATAACTTCTGGATTAGCTTTATCACATCCCCATTGATGAACGTTATACAACTCTGCTATCTCTCCTATCTTCTCTATCATTTGTGTCGCGCTCTTTCTGTCGAAGTCTTCTGCATATATGGTGTGAAAAATTCCTTTTCTAGTTTCTGTTATTACAATTCCAAATTGACTAGAACCATATCCAGGATCACAGAAGCCTAATCTATTTTGTGATGAATCACTAGGATTAATAGGATAATCTTCTGAACATATTATATCTAATGCTTCTTGACTATATACATCTCCTATGTTATGCCCCCAAATACCTAGATACTCTTGTGCATGTGAATCTGACTGTCTAGCCTTCTCAATAAACTTTAAAGAATAAATTGAAGTTCCTGTTTGTTCATGCTTCTCTAGTCCTCTAGGTTCGTACATGTGAAGTCTAACATAAATTGAAAATGCAGCTTCTTTAATTTCATAGAAAAATCCAACAGGATCAACACCTGCTGTTGAAACCCATATTACGTAGGAATTGGATTTACCTATATAACGTTCTCCTACATTCTGTATCTCATGATCGTCTTTAACTTGAAAGAAAGCTGCTTCATCACCAAAGAATAAACAAACTCTAGGTTTACCTCTAGCACTTGCTATGTTGTTTGATGGGTAGCATCTAATCTTACAACGTTGTACTGATAATCCATACGCGCCTTGATCTATATAACTTACTCTACCTCTAAGTAATTTCTTACAACGATCTATTAACTCTTTGGAAAGTTCAACGTTCGGGCCTGTAACAATGATTGCTTCTTTGTCCTGGAAGAACGGATCGACACATGCTTTCCATAACGTCCAGAGTAAGATGAGTTCTGTGATACCAAGCCCTGTCGCCTTGTAGACACATATCTTTCTATTCTCTTCGAGAGCGTTAATAATCTCCATCTCATATCCGTAGCAAGGGTGATAAATGCCATCACGTTCTGGGCCTCCATTTGGAAAG